CAAACTCTACGACCTCTGTGATGACTTACAGTGGCAGTCGAAAAAGAATTTCACCTTAAACCACTCAGGTGAACGCATAAAGATATACAATAGAGAAAAGTTTGATTATGAACTTCATAAGGTACACATATGAAAATTAACAAAGCATCTTTGGGGCAGTTCTTCCTAGTCACTGGTGATTGGATCATAGCACAAATACTAGAAAGCGATGAACACCATTACCTAATTGATCATGCTGTGTTTGTTGAAGAACTAATGGATGAGGACTATGAAGCATTAGACATAGTAGAAGGCAAACAATACTATGTCATGAGACCTTTCTTAAAATATACTGACGACCTAGAATCGTCTTGTGCTTTGAATCCAATATCAATTGTTTCCTTATCTACACCGTCCGACTCCTTGATTGAACAATATATTTCCTCTTGTCAAACGATACAAGAAGCGTTCGGTAATGACGAGAGACCCGAGTCTGTGAACGGCAAAGGCAATGTCGTTACTTTTAAACCAAAGCATTGACATTTGATTCAGATTAAGGTACAATATAATCTAGTTGTAATTTTGGAGTTATTATGAAACCTAGCGAACGACCGCATTATGTAAACAACAAGGAGTTCTCCCAAGCAGTTGTAGACTATGTCAAAACTGTAAGGGAAGCAAGAGAGAAAGGTCAAGACGACCCTATCGTAACTGACTATATCGCTCGATGCTTCTTAAAGATCTCTGAGGGTTTGTCGCACAAGTCTAACTTTGTTCGCTACACTTATCGCGAAGAGATGGTGATGGACGCCGTAGAAAACTGTTTGAATGCCATCGGCAACTACAACATCGAAGCAGCAACTCGTAAGGGCAAACCCAATGCGTTTGGATACTTTACTCAAATATGTTGGTTTGCTTTCATTCGTCGTATCAAAAAAGAGAAGAAGCAACAAGACGTCAAACTAAAGTTTCTTGCTGAATCTGGCATTGAAGAATTTATGATTGATGCCGATGAAGATCCGCAAGTAGCAAAAGCAGTTCAATCTTTCGTCGACAACCTTCGTCGCCGTATTGATGACGTCAAGGAAAAAGATAAAGCAGTTAATGATTACAAACAAAAGAACGTCTCGCATAAGAGAAGGTCTTACTCAGTCGACTCTGATCTTTCTGACTTCCTAGAGGAATAGTTTTGAAGTTTGCCATACTAAACGATACCCATTGCGGTATCAGGAACTCTTCAGATATTTTTATTGATTATCAAGAACGCTTCTATAATGAAGTGTTCTTTCCGTATCTAGAAGAAAATGATATCAAGCATATCGTACACCTTGGTGATTATTATGAGCACCGTCGCTTTATAAACTTCAAGGCACTTAACAGTAATCGTAAAGTGTTCCTTGAGAGATTGCGTAAAGATAAGATTACCATGGATATTATTCCTGGCAATCATGACACATACTACAAGAACACTAACGAACTAAACTCATTAAAAGAACTGCTCGGTCATTACATGAACGAGGTCAACATTGTTCATCAAGCAAAAGTCTTGGACTATGATGGGTTGAAGTTTGCTTTGGTGCCTTGGATCTGTCAGGATAACGAAGAAGATACAAACGAGTTTCTTGTAAACTGTAAGGCAGATGTTGTTGCAGGGCACTTTGAGTTGAACGGATTTGATATGCTTCGTGGTGTACCTTGTACTCATGGTATGTCTGCTGATAACCTACGCAGGTTTGAGTTGGTACTCTCTGGTCATTATCACTGTAAGTCTAACCAAGGCAACATACATTACCTTGGTTCGCAGATGGAGTTTTTCTGGAATGATGCTCACGATGATAAGTTCTTTCATGTGTTTGATACTGATACTCGTGAACTAACACCTATCCGCAATCCTCTGACTCTATTTCATCGCATCCGTTATGATGATGAGAACGAGGACTATAATGAAATGGATCTGTCTATCCTTGATAAAAGGTTCGTCAAGGTTGTTGTTATCAACAAGACTGATGGGTTTATGTTCGATCGTTTCATTGACAGGATTCAGCAACGCGACATCTATGATCTAAAAATCCAAGAAGATTTTAATGAGTTTACTGGTGAATCAGTCAGCGACGAAGGACTTGAAGTCGAGGATACATCTACTCTATTATCCCAGTATGTTGATAATGTAGAAACTATTTTAGATAAGGATCGGATCAAGAAAGAGATGGGCGAACTTATGACTGAAGCGCAGACTCTAGAGATATCATGAAGAAACGCCAGATCAAAATAGTTGCACCTGAAGAATGCGGATGGGGTGCGAGGTGTGTATTACATTGCCGATTGGTAAAGGGAATACAATATGATGTTTTAAATTTTACTTTGAAGGATCTGTCAATGGGAAAAGTCGATAGGAGCAAGGTGGACTTTACTAAAGAATTTCCTCAGGTGTATGTGGACGGAAAGTACATCGGAGGGTTTTACGAACTGATAGAGAAGTTCCCTGTATGAGACTGCTAGAGATTGGCGCAAAGGTAACAAGAAAGGGTTGGGACAATATAGGATTAGAAGCAGGTATCATCCATGACTGTACTTTCCCTATGCCATTTATATCTGACACCTATGACGGTATCTTTTCTGAACATTTTATAGAACACCTACACAAACACGAAGGTATACGACACCTCAAAGATTGTAAACGCATACTGAAACCAGGAGGAACCATTCGTATCGCTTGGCCAGCATACGACCATATTGAGTGGTTGACTTGTGAAGAAAATGAAGGCAAGTTAAACAACCACCCATATGTAAAGCAATACATGTTTATCTGGAATGACGAAAGAACTAAACATATCAACTCTTGGGCGGATGACCCAGATCCAAATAAAAGCAAACAAGAGAATGTTGCCCTACATTTGCTAGAACAGAACGGAGAACATAAGTATCTCTGGCCAAAACAAGAAATGATACAGACTCTGGAAAATATTGGATTCACTGATGTTAAGGTAGTGAAGTGGGATCGCAGTAGGATCGATGAGTTTAAAAATATCCAAGAAAATTTCCCAGTAAGATTATTTGAGACCACAACAGTTGAAGCAACAGCATGATTAATTTCACAGCAGTAAGATATAAAAACTTTTTGTCCACAGGTAACAACTGGACAGATATTAAATTAAACAACAGCAAGCATACTCTCGTCATTGGACAGAACGGTTCGGGCAAGTCAACTATGCTTGATGCTATCTCGTTTGCCTTGTTCGGTAAGGCACATCGTAATATTAACAAACCACAACTGGTCAACTCGATCAACGATAAGAAGTGTGAGGTAGAAGTCGAGTTTACTATTGGGTCCAAGAACTATCGAGTGTTTCGTGGATTGAAACCAGGAAAGTTTGAGATCTATGTTGACGGCACCTTATTGAATCAAAACTCACATAACAAAGAGTATCAAAAAGTCCTAGAGCAAAACATCTTGAAGTTGACACACAAGACTTTTCATCAGGTCGTGGTGCTTGGTTCTTCTTCCTTCATTCCATTCATGCAACTGTCAGCGTTCAATCGTAGGGAAGTGATCGAAGATCTACTTGATATTGGCGTGTTCTCTAAGATGAATGCGTTGCTGAAAGAACGCAACTCAGTCTTAAAGGAAAAGATTAATCAAGCATATCATGACATTGAGATTAACGAAACTAAGACTGAAGCGCAAAAGAAATACATTCGTGATATTTCTAAACTCAATCATGACGCCAAGCAGGAAAAAGAAGAACTCATCCAGCGTTACAAGGATGAGAAAGAAGAACACTTCGCCGCTATCGCTGCCCTAAATGTAAAAGTCCTTGCTAACAACGAAGGGTTACAGGAAGAAAACTTGGCGGCGACTAACGAGGTTCATGATCTGCGAGAGGCGAACACTGAGATACAAACTAAAATCAAGGCACTCGTAAAGGAAACAAAGTTTTATGAAGATCACTCCTCATGTCCCACCTGTGAGCAAGACATCAACGAAGAACTCAAACGAGGGAAACTCGAACAGGCAAAGAAAACAGCAGCAGAGTTTCAATCACGTCTTACTGAAATCGCAGCGCAAACTGAAAAAGCAACCGAACGATTAAAGGAGTGCCAAGACAGGCAGAGTTTAAGTTTTGGTTGGGGAACCGAGATACAATCTTTAAATGATCTGATTACTAAATGCGACAGTGAAATACAGATCGCGCAATGGGATCTTGATATTCTCTCTGATGACAAATCTGACCTTGCCAAAGCAAACGACGACTATGATACGTTGGTCAAAGAGTATCATGACTTGATGGAGTCAAGAAACAAACTGAATGATCAAGCAGCATATAACAGCGTGATAGCAGAGATGCTAAAAGATACTGGTATCAAGACCAAGATTGTCAAGCAGTATCTGCCTGTGATAAATAAGTTGGTCAACCAATACCTATCTATCCTAGACTTCTATGTTCACTTTGATCTCAACGAAAGTTTCCAAGAAACTATACGATCACGCCACCGTGATTCGTTTACCTATGACTCTTTCTCCGAGGGAGAGAAGCAACGTATCGACTTGGCACTTCTGTTTACTTGGCGACAGGTTGCTAAGATGAAGAACAGCATCAGCACTAATCTCCTGATTCTTGATGAGACGTTCGACTCATCGTTAGACGAAGCAGGTATCGAAAACTTGATGAAGATTATTCATACTCTTGGCGACGACACTAACGTGTTTATCATATCACACAAGGGTGATATGCTAGAAGGTAAGTTTGATTCTAAGATTGAGTTTGTTAAGGAAAAGAACTTCTCCAAGATAGCAGCATGAATGAATTAGTTAAAATTGTAAAAGGTTTCATAAGCAAAGAGGAAGCAAAGTTCTATGCTGATCGTATGGAACAAAATCAATTAGGCATGCTGTTTGATGATGGACAATGCGCTTCTTCTTGGGCAGACTATGGGGCAAATTGGGATTTGTTAGAAGATAGTCTAGAAAAAATGGAAGAACATACTGGATTGAGACTTGGTCCAACTTACGACTATTGTAGGATATATTCCGTTGGAGAAGTATTGAACCGCCATACTGACAGACCATCTTGTCAAGTCAGTGCCACCGTTTGTTTACGAAACGAAGGTTCTCCTTGGAAATTTCATTGGTCTCCCAGAAAATCTTCTCAGGAACTAAAGCAAGGATCATACGCTCCTGAGGTAGGAGATGCTATCTTGTATGCTGGTTGCGAAGTGGAACACTGGAGAGACGCCAATCCAGACGGTATAGTGTACCAAGCATTCATTCATTATGTAGATTTGAACGGCATGCATGCTGATAACGCGGATGAATACATGCGCAATGATTACCTGCGTAGAAGGCAAGTAAACCTGACTCTCAGAGAGCAGAGAAAAAACTCTTGACATTCTGTCAAAACTGTAGTAGAATAGGAACTATGGATAAAATTACTATTGGAAATTACTCGTGGCAAAAGTTCATCGGTGACGAAGGTCAAGATGTATACATTGCTAACTTCATAGAGTCTGAAGACAAAGTCCTTGGTCAGTTTGTAGACGAGGAACATTATGATATCTTGATTGATGGGGATACAGATCTCTATCTTCCGAGCAACTCATTGACAGACGATACTCTAAACGAGGACCGCATTGCGTTTAAGTTCCGCAAGGGTGTATTCACTCAAGAAGAACAGGACGGTGCCCTTGAAGGTTTGTTTGACGCAGCGGTTGAATCTAACAATCGTGGTCTAGCAGCTGGTCCTCGAGAAGGTAAGTCGTACAATCGTGAGTGGGTCACTACTTTTCAAAGCAAAGTCTTGGATTGGTACGCCAAAGGTCAACCAGCAAATGTTGATGGGTCTGACCCTATCCAAGAGTTTGCTCGAAGTACGCTGGGAGCAAATGGAAGAGGCGAGGTTTGGTTGACTACTGCTGTCGAGAAAGAGTTCGGCACTTATGAAAACTTTTTCCCTGAGTGTATGCGCCGACTCGCCGAATTAACCAAGGGTCTTGGATACAGTCCAGATATTCATGCAGCATCCATATATGCCAAACGTATCCGCGAGGAGTGCATCTCTGATACTTCCTACGCCACTGCTATCTGGTCAGGTATCGCTGGGTTCTATGGTCGATACCCACGTATCCCGTATGGTCGTGCGACTTCATATGTTGACCACAATCGCGAGAAGTTTGAGAAGTCATATCCGTTCGCTCGTAAACTTGACAAGACTTTTGCCGAGTTACTACCTGTTCGGTATGGAAGGCAGAAAGTATTTGCCGATAGATTGGACAATCGTTTCTTGATTGGTGAGGATACAACCTTCACTACGATTACAGTGAACACAACTACCAAAGATCGTAACGCACGTATGGCGTGTCACCGCGACCAAGGTTCGCTCGTCCCAGGATTCTCAAACCTGACCGTGATCAGTGATGGTAAGCGAAACTGGAAGGGTGGTTATCTTGTTTGCCCAGAGGTTCGCGTTGCTATCAACGTTCGACCAGGAGATCTATTACTCGTCGATAACATGCGAGTGATTCATGGTAACACTCCTATCGAGGCACCCGACTCAGGTGAAGATGACTTGATGCGTATGTCGCTGGTTTATTACTTCCGCGAGGATATGGATAAGTTGGGTTCTTGGGAGTATGAGTCGTATCGTAAACAATACGTTGATGACCGCCGACTCAACAAAGATCATAGGTTATGGCGCGAATACTGGAACGGTGTATCACCTAACATGTGGTCAGAGTCAGAGTGGTATGAATACCTTGAGCAGAAGGGTGGTAAGTCTATGGTGATGGAATATCACCCCGAAGCATATCAACAAGCAGGAACGCTTGAGGAGTTTTTCGGATGAGAGTCGGGTTTACTTGTAGTGCCTTTGATCTGTTACATGCTGGTCATGTGCAGATGCTTCGTGATGCCAAAGACCAATGTGATTATTTGATTTGTGGATTGCAGGTAGACCCGACTCTTGACCGTCCTAGCAAGAATCAACCTATTCAAACCGTTGTTGAAAGATACACGCAACTCAAAGCAGTAAGTTATGTTGATGAGATTATTCCATATTCTACTGAAGCAGACCTAGAAGATATCCTAGCGATGTATCATATCAACGTGCGTATCCTCGGCGAAGAATATCGGGATAAAGATTTTACTGGTAAGGATATCTGTCGTAAACGCGACATTGATCTACACTTTAATAAACGTGATCACCGATTTAGTTCTAGCGACCTGAGGAAGCGAGTCTGTGAGAACACCTGAAGTAGTAATTACTGGTGCTAAAGGTTATATCGGCAAAGTGCTCGCTGAGAAGTTACCTAATGCAACAGCAATAGACGTCTCTGAATGGGATATAAAATATCCCAGGATGAATTCTAATCGAACAGTGACCTGCGTTGTTCATTTAGCAGCATTGGTTAGAGTCGGGGAAAGTGTTCGCGACCCTTTAAAGTATTATAGTACCAATGTGGGCGGCACTATAAACGTGATGAGAGCATTTCCAAATGCTAAAATGGTTTTTGCTTCTACTGGTGCTGCCTTTCATCCTGACTCACCTTATGGTCACTCTAAGGTTATGTGCGAGCAGATTATCAAGGATACATGCAAAGAGTATACCATCTTTCGCTTCTACAACGTAGGAGGTGGGTCGCCGACTAACCCAGAAGGATTACCATTGGGAATCGAGAAGGCGAAAAAGACTGGTACGTTTACAGTCTACGGTGATGACTATGACACGAAAGATGGAACTTGCGTTCGTGACTACATACATGTTGATGATATTACTGATGCGTTGGTCCGAGCGGTAAGAGAACCAGCATCCATGACTGACTATGAACCATTGGGTTCAGGAAAGTCACATACAGTAAAAGAGTATCTCGAAACGTATCAAGAAAAATATGGAAAGCAGTTTGACATAGTGTATGGCGATCGTAGACCAGGAGACTTGCCTGTATCAGAGGTGCCGTTTGTTTCTGAGTTTATGACGCCCAAGAAAACTTTGGAAGATATAGTATGACCGCCATCATTGGTGGGAAATACAAATCTCATCCTAACTCAAACGGTGGAGCAGAACAACTAGCACAGAAACTGGTGGAAGTTGTAGACCAAGACTTGCTCAAACATTTCAATATAGTGTGTTCGCCGAACTCACCTGCGCAGAATTGGTTACATTCTGATAAGATTAGAATTTACTGGTGTCATAATCCGCTACAGTTTAGCAAGATGCACATGGAAGATTACCATAGATACGTTTTTATGAGTCATTACCATCTAAACAAAGTTGCTAAGAAACGCAAGATACCTTCAGAAAAAATAAAGGTGATATTAAATGCCATAGAACCAATTAGATCTTTTACCCCCAAACCTTCTGTACAGGAGGGTATTCGATTTATACATCATGTGCATCCTAGGAAAGCATTACACGTTTTACTTCCTGCCTTTGATAAGTTGACGAAAAAATATGACAACGTCCACTTAGAAGTTTATGGTACGGTTGATCTGTATGGGTGGAAAGAAGATGAACAAGAGTTCAAAGAAGTTTTTGATATCATAGATAACAACCCAAGGATAATTAATCGCGGGACGGTAGAAAGAGACCTGTTAGAAGTAGCACTGAATGATTCGCATGTATTTGTTCATCCCGCCAATGAGATAGAGTTGTCGTGCCTAAGTCTTATGGAGGCAATGAGTGCAGGTTGTGTATGTCTACACTCTAACAACGGGGCGATGTATGAAACTGCTGCTAATTGGACACAAATGTATCAGTATACTGAAAATGAAGAACTACACATAGATCGTTTGTATAACGAGATGATAAAAGTGGTTGACAACATAGAAGAATTATTATATACTACTAATGACGCGAGCGAGTATGTAAATCGGTTTTATAATTGGGAAGCAAGAGCAGTAGATTGGAACACTTTCCTAGAAGATACTCTTAATGAAATTAAAGACACTAGCATCAGGAGAGGTGTTAAGAAATGGCAAAGATCTTAGTAACAGGGTTCACTCGAGCAGCGTGTACTCCTGACTTTCACAAGTCGTCGCAGATTGGACTCTGTACTGCTCACTACAGTTTCGTCAAGTGCTTAGAAGATCTAGGTTGGGAAGTCGAGCAAAGACCTGTTACCGCTGGTGAAAACTTGGGGCACTATGACAAGGTTGTGGTGTTCATGATGCACATTTCACCATACAACACATACATGTATGGTGCCCTCTGGACTTTGAGTCAACGACCCGATGCATATCTTGCGATTGAAGACTGGCAGTCGCCGAAGAACATTAATACTTGGCGCGGCAATGTTGATAAGATTTTTGATTCAATCACTAACGATTACTACATCAACAATGTTGTTGCCGAGAAGGAACTTCGCGAGGAGTGGAAACCATACTTAAAGCAAGGGTTGAAGAACATCACCAAGGGTGATCGCCCTGTGACCCTGCCTGCGCATCTTGGTGGTGACTTCAAGATGCTGTTCCCTCACTGGGATCAGGATAAGATTCATTCGTGGTTTGCTCCCGCCTACACCTTACATCGTCAAGCACCTGTCACCTTGTTCGAGGAACCAAAGCAGAAGGTGTTTAACTTTGCAGGGTTGATTCAAAGCGAGACCGAGAAGTGGTTTAACAAGGTCACTGAAGGTGTGACTTGGGACATCAAGCAATATGGTTCCGCGAAGAAGAAGCAGGTCAGGTTATCCGAAGAAGATATGGTTGCGGTGTTCAATGATCAGTGGGGTATCCTCATGGCGGGATACTGGCATGCTGGATCGGGTTGGTGGCGAGCAAGACCTCAACAGGTTGCTGACGTTGGTTCGATTCTTATCTGCGAAGATAAGGAAGGAGCAGTGTTCGGCGAACCTTATGTTGGATTGACTTGCGCAAAGATAGAGTCGATGACTGATGCTGAGTTGACTAAACTTGCTAAAGATCAGAAAGAAGCATACTATGAATCGCAACCTATGAACAAAGAAATCACCAAGGAACAGATAGAGGAATATCTATCATGACTTATCTTGTAGTTGGCGCAGGTTTCGCAGGGGCAGTGTATGCTCGCGAACTTGCTGAAGCAGGTCACAAAGTCACTGTTATTGATGCTCGCGATCATATTGCGGGCAATGCGTACGACTATATTAATGAGCACGGCATTCGAGTGCATAAGTATGGTCCGCATATCTTCCACACTTCTAACGAACGAGTCGTTGAGTGGATGAGTCAATTTACAGACTGGGTTGAACATAAACATAAAGTTCTCGCCAAGCACACTGATGGTGAGTTCTATGTGCTCCCGCCCAACAAAGATACTGTCGCACGCATTGGTCAAGATAATATTGTAGATACTTTCTTCCGACCTTACACCAAGAAGATGTGGGACAAAGAGATCGAGGAGTTGAATCCTAAGATTCTAGAACGTGTACCTGTACGCGATGACGACAACGAATATTACTTCCCGAACGACGACTTTCAAAAGATGCCAGCGGATGGATACACCGCAATGTTTGAACGTATCTTTGATCACGAAAATATTAGAGTTGTCCTTGATTATCCTTTCGATAAGAAAATGGAAGATGACGTTGATCACATATTCAATAGCATGCCCATTGACGAATATTATGATTATGAGTTTGGTGAGTTGCCATACCGCAGTATCAAATTTGACACTGTGACTTTGCCCGAGAAGCAGATGTACAAGACCGCAACTACAAACTTCACCACCTACGATGGTCCGACTCGCGTGACTGAGTGGAAAGTCTTTCCTAATCACGGCGAGAACGATATGGCAACCACCTTGACTTATGAGTATCCATGTGACTATAAGGATAACAACATGGAGCGATACTATCCTGTCAAAGATATTGAAGGCAACAATGCCGAGATCTATGGCAAGTATCTTGCTAAAACTGTATTGGACAATCCAAAGATGTCATTCATTGGTCGATGCGGGACTTATCAGTATCTGGACATGCATCAGGTTATCAATCAATCGCTAGCTGGAGTCAAGAAGTTCCTAAGTGATTGATTTCCCTATAGTTTTTTGAACTTGCTTTTGATCAGTAATACAGGCATAATGATTGTTGGTTCATAAGGAAACTATATTATGTTAGAACTCATCATTGACGATTCTATGGATTGGACACCCCTGTCCAAAGTGCCGTCATATAAAACTATTCTCGCCGAAACATTTTGGCGCGACGCACCTTCAACCAACGTAGTTTATTTGGTTGCGCACAAGGATGATCTCGAAACCATTGGTGATGAGATTCTCCATGAACAGATGGGTTACATTGGACAAACTAGCAACTGCCAGTATCGAGTTGCTTCTTTGAAGTCCACTGCCCATAATTGCGGTAAGTACATCCGTTCGCAAGGTTGGTCGAAAGACGATGTGTTTATTCGTTGCCTATATACTGCTGACGGTGATCAAACTACTTTAGAAAAACATCTACACGATGAGATGAAGAGTCAGTTTGGATATAGGTTCAAGTGGAGATCTGCTTCTGCTGGTAACGATGGCAAAGTTGTACAGATTGATTCTCTCTTAGAGAAGTGTAACAAAGTAGAACTTAAAGAAGTTCTGTCGCTCACTAAAAATCGTTTAAGTGATATTTTGCTTCAAGAGTTTATGGAGGAGGAAGACTAATGGCAAATCATGTAAGTCAATATCTCAGTGTTAGGAGTATCAGCGAAGAGGGTCTCAAGGTTTGGAACCAAATCCTTGGTCGATTGGATAATGATGACACTGCTCACGACCACGAGAAACATCTTGGTTTCGTTTTCTTTGACTCCTACGACGATATGGATCGTACGAATATGTGCGAACAAGTAGGCGCGAAGTGGGCATACTGTACAGACCGTGATGATTCCGGACTGTCAATGTATTCTGCTTGGTCACCTTGTATTGAGTTCTGTACTTATCTTGCTGAACAGATCGGATACGCTGACCCAGGAGTTCAACTTGCCCTGACCTATGAGGACGAGTTCTGCAACTTTATTGGTTGCGCTGTCTTTGATGCTGGCGGTCTTGAAGATCAAGCAGAACTTGAGAGCGATGAGTTCATTGATATGGTCCTTGAAGGCGACGAAGATCTTCAAGCACACTTCAACGCTGAAGAACGTGAGTTTGATGACGAAGGTCTTGAAATGTTTTGGGAAGTTCAGTGGGATCGTATCTCTGATTGGCAGTACAATGCATTGGAAGCAATGCTTTGACCCCACAGCAAATCACTGATTATAAACGTGGTTGGATGCCAGGACACATTGTTACATTACACAGTGACCTGACTTCCGTTGGTAAGGATTGGTGTAAGAGGCAGTGCGAGAAGCAAGAGTGGCACTTCAAATCCTACACTGACATCTACCAGCACACGTTTATGTTTGAGAACATCAAAGCAGCGCAGAACTTCGAGATGGAGTTCGCCCCATATACCAACCAGACGTAAGTCGTTGATTTCATTACAGTTTTTCAAACTTTACTTTGTACCCACATTCAGTCATAATATAGTCTGAGTTGAGGAGAAAGATATGGATCAAGCAGCAAAGTCAACTACCGCTAAACTCCTAGCGACCGAGAACATTACGGTCGTACAGGATAACGTGCGGACTGCTATGTTTGACGTCAAGAACCGTGTACTGACTCTGCCTATGTGGGCAGACGTGGCGTCCTATACCGAGGACCACCTTATTGGTCACGAGGTGGGTCACGCTCTGTACACTCCCCTTGAAGGTTGGCATGACGCTGTATGCTCCAAGGGTGCTGGTTACAAGTCATTCCTCAACGTGGTCGAGGACGCTCGGATCGAGAAGTTGATCCAGCGCAAGTATCCTGGTCTGCGTGCTCCTTTCATCAAGTCTTATCGCAAACTGCTCGCCGACGGTTTCTTCGGTGCTGACATTGACGCGATCAACAAGATGGGTTTGATTGACCGCATCAATACTTATTTCAAGTGCGGTATGTCCGCTGGTGTCCAGTTCTCTGCTGACGAACGTCAGTGGTTGCCTCGCATCGAAAACGCTGAAACTTGGGAAGACGTTGTCGCTATCACTGACGACCTGTTCGCTTTCTGTAAGGAAGAACTCGAGAAGCAGCGTGAGGAAGAACAGGAGCGCAAAGAGCAACTCGCCATGGAAGAACCAGAAGAAGATGACGATGATCAAGAGTCATTGGACTGGGGCGAAGGCGACGACGACACCGACGACGATACTGAGTCAACCGAGACATCCAGCATTGACTCTGAGCAATCAGAGGAAGGGGAAGTTGAAAGCAACTCTGCTTCGGATGCGTATGATGATTTATTCGACGAGGAAGAAGAATCTTGGGACGGTGAGGAAGAAACAACTGCCTCTAATGGTGCAGGCGGTCCTACCAAAGATCCTATTTCTAACACCGATCAGTCTTTGCGTGATGCGATCAACAATGAAATCTACACTTCGCATAATGGCAAGGTCACCAACTTCCGAGTCAATGACTATACTCGCAACTGGAATAACTTTGTTATGCCCAACAAGGACTTGGTCGACGAGATCCTTACTGGCGACCGTATTTCGGACAAGATAACTGGCGAAGTTCGCGATGACTGGCATATTAAAAGAATCAAGGAAGAAACTGCCATCCGTCTCGAGCAGATCGAAACTTTTGGCACTGCTCTCTACAACGAGTGGTCGCGAGTCAACAAGAAAGCGATCAACAATATGGTCAAAGAGTTTGAGATGAAGAAGTCCGCTGGTGAACATCGCCGTGCTATGACTTCCAAGACTGGTGTTATCGACACGGTCAAGATGAACAACTACAAGTTCTCTGACGATATCTTCAAGAAAGTCACGGTCGTGCCCGAAGGCAAGAACCATGGTTTCATCATGTACCTTGATATGTCAGGTTCTATGCATGACGTCATGTACGAGACTATCGAGCAGACTCTGCTTCTGACTCACTTCTGTCGTCAGATCAACGTGCCCTTCCGAGTGTATGGTTTCACCAACTCATTATGCTACGGTGCATCATCTCGTCCCGACATCAGTGAAAATGTATTGTATGTTAATGAAGGT